GCACGAATCAATAGGAAGACCACAGCCCCAATATTTATCCGGTGTCCATTCAACCAAAACTTTACTGCCTGTCTCATGCAATTTTCGCGCAAGTGATTCACTTGAAAATTTTGAGTCAAGAAGCTCTTTCATGATTCTATTCTTAACCTTATCCCAAGCTGGTTTGGTTTTAACTAAACCACCCTTCTTCTTCGCTTGCGCTGGATGCATTGTGAAATAAGGAGTTGGGTTAGTTTTGGAATCGTGAAACATTTCTTTCGCAAACTGATAAGCATTTTCCACCGACGGGAACTGGAAACCTCTGTAAGTTACTTCGCACAAGTGAAAATTTGAGAGGAATTTTGGTTCTCTCTTTGAGCTAAAGAATACTCTATCAAGGTCCACAGTTCTCTGGGTTCCTGCACAAAAAGGACGAGACGCCTCTCTGAAAATATCCCCCAGATCAAGGAGATCAACAAACTGTTTCCCTACCCGTGTTGTACGCAATTTGCTTACATACCATGAAAAGTACTCCCTGCCCCAGAAAGCCGCTGATCTCACACATGTGCGTATGGTAGATAAATAATCATCATCCATCGCACCCTTGTAAAACCACATTGGAATGTCCTCAATAAGACCTTTGGGCAAAGGTCCCACATATATTGCTTTGGGTCCCTCAAATGTATTTGGAACAAAAGATCGCGTTAGAAAAGTAAGCTCCTTCAGAGGATAAAATCGCGCACATGCTGTTTTATCTGGAGCCGTTGCTTTCACTCCACACACTTCCAAAATAGGAGGAATTGTGTCCCCATTGTACCATAACGCATCAGACGAAACCGTAGCTATGAAATCATCACCATATGCATGTATCACACAATTTTGGTGCAAGTATGTACGAGTCAGTGGCTTTTCATTCTCGGCTGCCAATTTTATCCATGCGTAATACAACAGAATCCAATTTGCTATCGTGTTGTATATTGTTGTCATAACACATCCGGACGGGTTCCCTTGATGGTATGCATACACATCTCCATCAATCACAACAAAATGATTAAAACATTCTACACCAGAAGCCACAACTTCACGCCTGTACTCTTCCTCAAAACAAGAGGATATACAATCCGATACTGCCTGTAAAAGTTGCAGTGATTCAGACGCATCAAAACCAGAGTAATCAAACCCAAAGTGATGTGACCCTATTGCCAAATGTCTTTGTATCATTTCATTCCATTCCAAGTCTTCTGGATTTATTCCATAAGCATGTTGCAAGAGGATGCGTTTCGCTTTAAACTGGGCAACAAATTCACTAAACAACATTCGATCGGCAATCACTTTTTCTACAGAACCAGCCGTGAAAATACGTGTCTTACTGTCTTTAACTCTTTCCAAATCTCTTCTCTCATCTTTAAGTGTACCTCTAAAAAGAGCAGGTTGAATTTCGCCATTGCATCTTCCCTTCTCAACTTGTTCTATTGCAGCCTTCAAACTCTCAATGGGAAACAGAACATCATCCTGACTTTGAAACAAGCTTGTCTTTCCAACACTACCTTGCTCTTTGGTTACAGTCCAGGGCAAACCTGGTGATGTCGCTAAATCAATCTTTGATATTTTCCCATATTGGGTTTGTCCATCCAAGCCGATCTCTAAATTAACTTTTCTACATGGTTGTATATGGGTTGAGAGATCTTCCTTAATCCACTCCACTGCTCTCTCCAGAAATGGGGTGTCAAAATA